CTCGATCTCGTCAGCGAAGAGACGCGCGTCCGCTACGAGATCGAGCAAGGCGCCTACCAGGCTGCGACGGCGGCAACCAAGCAGCAGCTGATCGTCCAGGCCCAGGCGCTGGACAATGCACGCAAGCAGCGCGAGGAGCAGGAAGGGCAGAAAAAGGAGCTGGAGGACACGACCCGTGCCTACGAGCGCCTTCACGACCAGCTGCGCACCCCCGTGGAGGCGGCCGTCGATGGCGTCACCGATCAGATCGACACGCTGAACAAGGCACTGGCGAAAGGCGTTATCGATGCGAAGCAGTACAAGGCCGAACTCTCGAAGATAGGCCAGCAGGTGTTGACGCCGCTGCCCGACTTCCGCAGCGAGCTGTACCAGTTCGGCATCGGTGACCCGGAAGGCGACCGCATGAAGGACATGCTGTCGCAACTGCAGACCGAATACGCCCAGCGGCGAGCCGTCATCAACGCGGCATTGCAGCAGGAGAATTCGGACAAGGCGTATTGGCACCAACAGTCGTTACAGCTGGAACAGCAGCACCAGAGTGCGCTGACCAACCTGGCCATCGCCGAGAATCAGATGCGCCTACTGCAGATGTCGGGTGCGTTCGGCTCGATGGCTTCCATTGCTAAGTCGTTCGCCGGCGAGCAGAGCAAGACCTATCAGGTGCTGTTTGCCATCAGCAAAGGTTTCGCGGTTGCCGAGGCGGCCATTGCGCTGGCCCGCAACGTCGCGAACGCCAGTGCGATTGGCTGGCCCCAGAATATCGGTGCCATCGCAGCGGCAATGGCCCAGGGCGCGCAGATCGCGCAGCTGCTGTCCAGCGCGCAGTACAGCTCCGGCGGCTATGCCGAAGGCGGCTACACCGGCCCCGGCGGCAAGTATCAGCCGGCTGGCATCGTACACAAGGGTGAAGGCGTGCTGTCGCAGGAAGACATCCGCGCCCTCGGCGGCCCACGCGGCTTCCACGCGCTGCGCGCCGCGATCCACAACGGCTACGCCGACGGCGGTCTGGTTGCGCCGGCGCCGGTGTATTCCATGCCCGAGCCACGCTCGCGCATCAGCGATTCAAACGCCATGCAAACGAGCGTCAACAACAAGATGCGGGTGTACCTGCTCCAGAACGAAGACCAGCTCGCGCAGCGCCTGGCGCAACATCCCGCAATGGAGAAAGCGGTCGTCGCCATTGCTGGACAGAACGGCAATTCGATACGTGCGGAGTGGTGACCGATGGCCTTCACTTTCACCGCCGAGAAGATCTGGCCGGTCACGCCCGACTGGTCGAACGGCATGCAGGAGACCCTCTCCTGGCTGACCGACTACATGCAGGTCAGCGCGACTGCGGTGAGCCAACATCGCGGGCTGCGCATCGGCCCGCGTCGCAGCTTCACGTTTGAGCTGCTGGCCTCCGGCAAGGAGCGCCGTGTCGCCGACATGCTCCTGGCTGGCCACAAGAGCAAGTGGCTCCTGCCAATCTGGCCGGACGTGCAGCTGGTGGGCGCATTGGCGGCCGTCGCCAGCTTCATCCCCTGCAAGACCGCCGGCTACGACTTTGTCGCCGGCGGCAAGGCGTTGCTGTGGACGGCGGTGAACACCTGGGAAGTGGTGCAGCTCGACACCATCGACGCCACCGGCCTCTTCCTGACATCGCCGCTTATCAATAGCTGGCCCGCCGGTGCGCGGCTGTATCCCCTGCGCCGGGCGCGCGTGCAGGACGGCGCTGCGGAAATTCTGCGCAATGACGATGTGGGCCGCCGCAGCATCGCCTTCGACATCGCTGAGCCATGCAATTGGCCGTCACTGGCCAGCCCGACGACCTACCTCACGCACCTGGTGCTGGACGTTCGCCCGGATGAAGGCGACGACCCGAGCGCCAGCTACCTGCGCTTTGCGAAGACCGTGGACTACGACGCCGGCCTGCCGGTGGTGCATGACCTGCCAGGCGTTGCGCTGCGCAACCAGCAGAGCCACTGGCAACTCTTCGGCCGGGCAGACCACACCTGGTTCCGCTCGCTGCTGTACACCCTCGGCGGACGCCGCACCCCGATCTGGGTGCCCAGCTTCGCTAGCGACCTGAAGCCCGTCGCGGCCGTTGCCGGCGGCAGCACGTCGATGAGCGTGGAGTGGGCCGGCTACACCTTGTTCGGGAAGAGCAAGCACAACCGCAAAGACGTGCTGATCGAACTGTTCAACGGCATGAAGCTGTACCGCCGAATCACCGATGCCGTCGAGGTCGGAAATACGGAGACGCTGACGCTCAATGCGTCCCTGGACGCGGCCAGCATCGCGCCTGGCAACATCCGCTCGATCTCGTTCATGGCCCTGAGCACTCTGGCCAGCGACGAGATCGAGATCGAGCACGTAACCGACGCCGAGGGTGTCGCCAAGTCAACAACAGGCTGGCAGGCGGTGGTGCCCGATGTTTAATGCCTTCGAGCTGAGCCGATTCGGCGGCAAGCCCGTCCGCCTGTTCCAGTTCATCCGGCAAGGGCTGGTGTGGCGCTTCGCCAACAGTGATCGCGACCTTGTCATCGGTGGCTTCACCTATTTCGCTGCGCAAATCGACCGCAGCGAGATCAAGGAAACGGCCGAGCGCGCGAAGGACAAGATCACCATCAGCTTCGCATACCTGCGGGACCGGGCAGCGCTGGAGTACCCCAGCACGCAGGCGCTGGGCGACAACTGGCATCCCTATATCCCCAGCGACGAAGTGCGCGTCGTCTGCATGGACGCCCACTATGGTGACAGCGATCCGCCAAACATTGTGTGGATGGGCGTGGTGACACAGCCGAAGTTCGGCGACGTCGAGATGGAGCTGCACTGCGAGCCGACCAACGGTTATGCGCGGGCGCGCAATCAAGGTCCGAAGTGGCAGCGCGGCTGCTGGAAGACGGTGTACTCCACGGGCCTGCGTGGGTGCAATCTGAATCCGGATGCCTTCAAGGTCAACGCCGTATTGAGCGGCGTCAACGGGCTGGTGGTCACCGCAACCGCGTTCGCTTCAGCTCCGCTGCCGCTACACGGTGGCTACCTCGTCTGGACGCGCAGCAATGGCTTGATTGAGCGCCGGTCGATCATGGCCCACAACGGTCCGAACCTGACGCTGCTGTACGGCGCGAGCGACCTTGTCAACGGCGTCGCGGTCACAGCGCGCCCTGGATGCCCACGCACGTGGGCCGCATGCGCTGCGCGCAACAACACCATCAACTATGGCGGCAGCGTCTACAAGCCGGTGAAGAGCCCGATGGATGGAGTCTCGATGTCATGGGGTTGATGGCTCGCGCCAAGCGCTGGCATTACGTGTGGTCGTGGCGTGTTCGCTACTGGTGGCTAGACACGCGTAGTGGCGAGTACTCGCGCTGGGGACTGTTCTATATGGGTGTGATCGTGGTGATCATGCAACTCATCCGCCTGTTCGTCGCGGCGGCGCTTCCGCCGCCGCCAGACGAACCGGTGAAGGCAGTTTACTGGTGGGTGATCCAGCTCATTATCGTGCTGGTGGCCGCGGCGGTGGCCTATTCGATGCGACCGAAGTCCCAGGTGCCGGCGCCGCAGAGCGGCGAGGCGCCGACCGTCGAGGATGGCCTTGCGGCCAAGCACTACTTCGGCACGTGCTGGGTCGAAGACGAGTTCCTGCTCGCCTGGAAGCAGATGGGCACCATCCCGATCAAGACGAAGGGCGGCAAGAAGTGAGCACGGACTTGATCGTCACGACGCGGCACCTCTTCACCATCCCCGGCTTCAGCTGTCGGCCCGGTTTCTGCCGCGACAGCTCACGCGCATGGTTCCGCCGCCAGGGCATGGATTGGCAGGCGTTCGTGCGCGACGGCATCAACGCCCAGAGGCTTGAGGCGACCGGCGACGGCCTGGCATTGGCGCTGGTGAAGTGGGCACGGCAGTGCGAGTCGGAGGCGACGACGCATGGGAGGTAAGAGCGGCAAGTCGGCCACCGTTGGCTACTGGTACCTGGTTGCCTACCACGCCGGCCTAGGCGTGGGTCCGATAGATGCGTTCATCGAGTTCCGTGGCGGTGACAAGACTGCCTGGAACGGCGAGCTGACGAGCAGCGGCACCATAGCCATCAACGCACCCAACCTCTGGGGCGGCGAGAAGGACCAGGGCGGCATCGTGGGCGACGTCGACGTAATGTTTGGCGAAGCGACGCAGCAGCCGAACGCCTACCTGCTGGCCAACCTCGGGCCGCAGGTGCCGGCGTGGCGCGGCCTGTCAACGCTGGTGTTCAAGGGCGGCAAGTACGGCGCGATGAACCCCTACCCGCAGAAGGCCAGTTACAAGATCCGCAAGATCAAGAAGGGCTGGGACAACGACGCCTGCTGGTACTCGGAGAAGGCGGCGATTCCAGTGGGAACGCCGAAATCGGTTGCGCTGTTCTTCGCAATCGATCTCTCCGGATCGATGGACACCGTGGCCGGCAACGGGCAGACCCGGCTCACCAACATGAAGAACGCGCTCAACAGCGTGCTCGACCAAGTAGGGGAGGCCGTAGCTACCGGCACAGCGATCGACATCATGGTCGTAGGCTTCGGAGAGAAACCCAACGGTCGCATCTCAATCCTCGAACGCGGAGTCACCGCGGCAGGCATCACCAACCTCAAGAACTGGGTAAGTGCACGTGTCAGCCAGTACGGCACGTACTTCACGGCCGGCGTGATGGATATGCCTGCGTTCTACAACGGTGCGCCGCCGACGGCGCAGCGCCTTGCCTTCTTTCTCACCGATGGCGAACCGAGCGTTAGCGATGGTTCGATGACGGCGCTGCAGATCGCGCAAGAGGCGGGGAGCATCGTCAACAGCGTCGCTGGCGTCTCGTCCTACGGGCTGAACATCGACCTGGGCGATACGACGTACACCGCCTATGTAGACAATACGCCCGGCGACGGCGTGCCTGTGGTCGCCAGCGGCGATCCGTCCGCCATCGTCGGCATTGTCCGTGCTGCGATCTTCGGTGGCGTGACTGGAATGAATCCCGCGCACGTCCTGTACTACGCGCGCACGACCGGCGACATTGGCCGCGAGCCGGTTGCCAACATGAACGACGCGAGCTGGCGTGCTGCAGCCGATCAGCTGTATGCCGAAGGCTTTGGCATCTGCACGTCCTACGATCCGGTTTCGGAGAGCCTGGAAGAGTTCGAGCAGCGCATCTGCAAGCTGATCGGCGGCAGCGTGAGCCGAAGCCTCGTCAACGGCCAGTGGTACCTCGACCTAGCGCGCAACAACTATGTGCTCGCTGACCTGCCCGTGCTGACCGATGACGACATCCTGGAATTCAGCGAGCAGCCGTCTACGCTCGATGGGGCGATCAACAGCCTGAGCGTCAAATACTTCGATCCGGATCGCAAGGAAACCATCGTCATGCCGCCGGTGCAGGCGTTGGGCCTGATCAATGCCTTCGGCACCATCCACCAGACCAACGAATATCTAGAAATCCCGACCGGCACGCTGGCCGGTCGTGTGGCCGAGCGCGATCTGCGCGCGACCGTGACGCCGACGCGTGCCTTCGAGCTGAGCACGACGCGCAAGCCCTACGCCTGGCGTCCGAATCAGTATTTCCGCCTGCAGCTGCCGAAGCGTGGCATTGCCGACATGGTCTGCATCCTGGGCGAGAAGTCGAGCGGCACGCTCCGCAGTGGGGCGATCAAGCTGAAGGCCACGCAGGACATCTACAGCCTGCCGTCGACCACGTTTGTCGAAGTGGAGCCCGGTGTGGACACGCGGCCGTCGCAGACGCCAGTTGCCATCACGCTTCAACGCGCCTTTGAAGCCCCCTATATTGAGGTGGTGCAGAGCCTTTCACGCGCCGACCTCGCCGCGCTTCCCTCTGACGTTGGATACTTGGTCGCAGTTGCAGCCGATCCGGCGCTAAGCCGGGACTTCACGGTAAAGGTGTCGCCGGACGCAGTCACTTATACCGAGGTGGGTAACGGCGAGTGGTGCCCAACGGCGGTGGTTGTCAATCAGGCTACGAGCACGGCTACCAACTTCACGCTGGCCAGCCGCAAGAACCTGGATCGGGTGACCGTGGGCTCGGCCGTGCTGTGGGACAACGAGATCTGTCGCGTCAACGCGCTCGACAATGCGGCCGGCACCATCGTCCTTGGACGGGGGTGTGCCGATACGGTGCCGACGCCGCATGCGGCCGGCAGCCGCCTTT